TTTTAATCGTGAATGTGTTATAATTTAATTTTGGAGATATAATATGAGTATGAATTGGGTACGTGATATGCAACTGATGCACCAGAAGTTTGGTGTTAATGAAGTCATTCGTAGACTTGATAAAGAAAAGCTAGAAGCATTCTTAAAGTTTCGAATTGATTTTCTTCAAGAAGAACTTGATGAAATGCGTAAAGCAGTTGTAGATAATCAAACTGGAAAGATTGATGCCATCACTGCAGCAGATGATGTTGTAGACGCATTAATTGATCTATGTGTGGTTGCTATTGGAACCTTGGATGCATATGATGTTGATGCATATGAAGCTTGGAATCGTGTATTTGAAAAGAACATGGAAAAAGAAGTAGGAGTTAAGGCAAGTCGTCCTAATCCACTTAGTCTTCCAGATCTAATTAAACCTGAAGGTTGGACTGCTCCAACTCACGCTGATAATGTTGGATTGATTGCAAAGGTTTTTGAGTAATGCCTTCACTCACCGTCTTTAAGTCTATCTTTGACAATAAGACAGATACACGCGTTGACTTTGATACATTCGAACAATTTGAAAAGTCACTCTATCATCTGTCGACGTTAAAAGGTTATAAGGCTAAGCGCGGTGAGTTTACTAACAAAGCCTCACCGCTAATCTCACCAGCAGTCTATAAACCTGATACTACTCGGGCAAACGCTAATGTAATTGAATGGGCAGGCTGGGCTGCTCTTGATGTTGATAATGCTACCTATGATGGAGATCTTGAAAGTGAACTGGCTCGTTTATATCCTACCACTTATTTCATTTGTTATTCTACTGCTAGCAGTACAAGGGATGCGCCTAAGTTCCGTCTCGTATTCCCACTTACGCGCTCTGTTGGGGAAGGAGAAATCCGGCATTTCTGGTTTGCACTCAACAATGAATTTGGCATGGTGGGAGATGGACAGACTAAGGATCTATCTCGAATGTATTACGTACCTGCGATATATCCTAATGCTCATAATTTCATCTTCACTCATCATGGTGATTATCTCGATGTTGATGCTCTTCTTATAAAGCATGAATATAACAATGCAGTTACTTCTACTAATTTTATCGATAGGCTTCCTCCTGAGATTCAGAAAGAAGTCCTTAAGCATCGACAACAAAAGCTTGAAGAAAACAAGCGAGAAGTAAATTGGAAATCATATTCTGATTGTCCATTTGTTAATCGTAAGTTGGTAAGTGAGTATAAAGCTATTGCAGGTCAAGATGGTTCTGGTCGTTACTCAATGATTTATAAGATTATGACTTCTATTGCATGCAACGCAGTTAAAAGTAAGTATCCCATCACTGAATACGAGATCGTAGATCTTGTTCGTGAACTTGATCGTGATACTTCTAACCGATATGCCAAAAGACCTCTGAACACAGAGGCTTCTAGGGCCATTGAATTCGCATACAGAAATGTATAGCGGTGTACATTAATTCGTCTTTGTGTTATAATAGATCTATGAATAAACACGACCGTGATAATCTACAATTTATTATGTCATTGAATCAAGAAGAACTTAATAAATGGTATGATGAAATTTCTTATGATGATTCAGTATATGCAATGGAGCTCTTGCTTCAAGCTCAGCTTGAACTTGATGTGAAAGTTGCTGAAACGTTTGATGATGTAATGAATACCTCTGAGGCTAATTCAATTCTGAAAAAGTTTATGCTATGAAAGAAGACTACCTCAATCAAGTTTTGTGTGAAGCCCAACACATTGGAGTTTTTATCTTAGATAAAATAAACAATAAACTTGACTTTAAAAGTATTCATAAGTCAAAAGCATTCACTAAAATTGGCGATCTAGTTTATTTTTTCATTTATAAGAAAGATATTCATAAGATTGGTGAAACATCTTCTCAAAATGGATTTTATTCTCGTAAAGCTCAATATATTAAAACAGCCGAATATCAAGATAGTACCACGTCTAAAATTGTAAACTATATGATTGATAATAGCATTAAAGAATATGATGTCTTTGGTATTCGTATTCCACGAAAGAAAGCGAAATTAGTTTCAGCAATTACTGGAATTGCTCACACTAAAGATGTAAAATTGACAAAAGACTATGAATCAATTTATATAAATGAAGCATATATGTGCGGTTACACTTTGCCATTAAATCGAGAAGCAAATAAACATGACAAATCAAGAAATCCTAGGTGATATTGGGGAAATCTGGTATCATGCCCACTTTGGTGGTGTACCGTCAACTAATAAGTATGATAGTAATAAAGATCACACTGACGAAGACGGCCGTGAAGTAGAGATCAAAACTCAAAGCCGTCATCCTTATGGATGCTTTACTGTCAACACTGCGCAGGTAAATCAACTTAGAAAATGTCTAGAAGTTGATAGATTAATTTTTATTGAATATAGTAAAAGTGATACAATAATAGTACATGAATGCATTGATCGTACATATTATACAACTACTACAACTGACGGTCGCCGTATGGCTTGCTGGCCAATTGAAGATATGACTGTTATTGCAAAGTGCAAGAATAAAAAGCTAGCAAATCTAATGCGCAATTTCTCTAACTCTAAAACGTTAAAATACTATGACTAATTATACTCGTAAATCAGCAACCATTCTCCTTGAAGCAGCTGAACTTCAAGAACGCAAAGGCCAGGATTACAACGGCACTCAAACTTCTGTCAAGCAAGCAGACTATTATCCTCGTGGTGTTTGGTCTATTCTTGATATTGTAAATGCAAAATATCTTCGCATGGTTTCTGTTCTAGAACAAATGGAACAAGGCGGCACCGCAAACTTCGAATCAGTTGAAGACTCTGCAATTGATATGATTAATTATGCATCATTCCTTGTTGCATATATGCGTGGTGAAGTTGATGGTCAGAAAGTAGATAAAGATATTTTTAATCGTCATATGAGTAAAGAAACACATCCATCTGATTCATTGACTCCTTTCAACTTTCAACTTAAAAATATGAAGATCACAAAAGACCTTGGTCCATTTGATGGTGTTGTAGCACAACGATATGCAAAGGAACGTTAATGAGTACAGTGCATGATATCCGTCATCAATTTGCAGATCTATACAAGCGTAATAAGTTTGTAACTGATAAGTCAGGTGTAAAGACTGTTGAAATTATAAATGCTAATTTTATTGCAACTGCTCCTCTAATCTTTGGCGCAGTTAATACAGAATACGTTAATCGTGAAATCCGTTGGTATGAAGGTCAATCATTGAATGTTAATGATATTCCTGGCGGACCTCCTGCAATTTGGAAACAAGTTGCAGATCAAGATGGTTTCATCAATAGCAACTATGGTTGGTGTGTATTCTCGGCTGATAACAATCATCAGTTTGCAAATGCTGTAACTGAATTAGAAAATCGTCCAGATTCTCGTCGTGCTATCATGATCTATACTCGACCTGAGATGTGGGGTGATCATAATAAGAATGGTCGTTCTGACTTCATGTGTACTAACACAGTTCAATACTTAGTTCGCGATAGTAAAGTTCATGCTATTATTAATATGCGTAGCAATGATGCTTGGGCTGGATATCGCAATGATTATGCGTGGCAATTCTATATGCTATCGCTTGTCACAAACAAATTAAATTCTCGTGGCAATACATACAGTATGGGTGATATTCATTGGAATGCAGGTTCACTTCATATCTATGAACGTCAATTCTATTTAATCAATCACTATATCAATACAGGCGAGTTGTCTATCACTAAGGAATTCTATGATGACAAATACGGGACTGTCTAAATGGGGTAACCATTACATCAGTCTAGCCAAAGAAATTTCTACTTGGAGTAAAGATCCAAGTAGAAAGATTGGCGCTGTAGCAATTGGCGAAAAAGGCCAGATTCTAGCTCAAGGTTATAATGGCTTTCCTCGTGGAATTTTAGATAGTGCAGATCGCTACAATGATCGTCCTACCAAGTATAGACTTGTAGTTCATGCAGAAATGAATGTAATATATAATGCAACATACAATGGCGTAAGTCTTGATGGTGCACGCCTGTTTGTGTATGGACTTCCAGTATGTTCTGAATGTGCAAAAGGTATTATTCAGGTTGGAATAAAAGCGGTGACTATGTATACTGATGATGTAGTACCTGATATTTGGACTCAGTCATATGAATTGACTAATGATATGTTTAAAGAAGCTGGAGTGTCATGTCTTTGGGTCCAGTCTTAATTGTAAGGAATACCTTAAATGACTGATGAAGAAGCGTTAAGTTTATATGAAAAACTAGAAGCATATTATGGCGATAAGCTTGCAGACTTTGAGCATCATCCTAATATATTTGCGTATCAAGTAAAACTATACAAGTATTATGAGATGCCTAAACCAGTAGAAGAAAGCGTAGATCAATGAAAATAGCAATTATTATGGGCCGTGGTATTGAAGGTTGCGGTGTCACAAAGTTTACTATTGAACAGACTAAATGGTTTGCAAAGAATGGCCATGAGTTCACTGTGTTTTCTTCTAAGGATAAGTCATGGACTCGTAAGAATGCGCATGATGTGTCCAACGTAGTTCAGCTTAAGTTTGCTAAGCCAGAAGAAACTAATAAGTTGATTGCAGGTTGTAATGCAGCTGATGTAATTATTATCAATAGTCTACCTTCAATTGGTCATTCTGATGAATGTATCAATCAATTTAAGAGAGCTCTAAATGAATTCACAAAGCCAGTTGTCCTCATCCAACACGATCACTCGTCCCATTCGATTCGTCGCAATGCTGCAATCGATGAGTCTATTGGAAAAGCTAGCATTCTTTTTGGCCATTCTTCTAACAACGATTTCGCTAAGCACGTATCTTCGGTAACTGAAGGTGGAGGTCTTGCTGGATTCTTTGATGAAGATAACTCTAAGACTATCTTGAACTTTCAGCCTGGCATGGATTTTGATTCTGTGCGTGCTAAGTACTGGAAACCTATTGAACATCAAGATACTATTATGAACAAATGGATTGGCCGTACCACAAGTTGGAAAGGTTATGTTCAGATGTTTAAGTTTCATAATGAATTCCTTCGTCCTAATGGTTATATTACAACCTTTGAAGGTATTGAAAAGTCACCGGCATATCTTGGCTTCCGTGAACTATCAGAATTCAATGGAATGATTGATAAGGACATTGCCTCGACTAACCTTGAAAACAATCAGCCAGCATATGTGTTTGGTCCATTCATCAATCATGAGATGCTTGAACGTATGTCACGTGTTGGATTTGGCTATCAGCTGTCAGTGCTTGATGAACGATTCATTGAACGTTCAATTGAATATACACACTGTGAAGTTGTATGTACAGGTGTAGTTCCAGTCTTCCGTAAGGCTTATGGCGAGCGTTGTACTCATCGTAAGTTTGGTGATAAGCTAATCAACTGTAAAGATACTGGTACTATCTGGCTTGATGATAATGACATGCAGCCTGCTTTCGATCTGCTAAATAAGCTTGCCAGCGATAATGTTATGCGTAACGAATATCGCGAGATGGCATTTGAATTTTACAAACAACATCAGGATTCGCAATATACATTTGCGGAAATGATGAAACAGATTGAAACTAACCTATGAAACATGCATCTATTGTTCCACTAATTGGAGGAGAAACTCTTGGACAAATGGCAGCCTTTGGCACCAAGCCTGACTATCTACTTTCGTACTCTGCGTTTAGTGCCAATGATTTACACTTGGTTAATCACCTTAAAGACGTTCCTTACATCTTACTTGACCAAGGCGGTAAGCATCCTCATTATGTTGATGTTGTCAATGCTGTCTGTCCTTGCGCTGGCCTATCTTCTCTATCACCTTCAGCTAATTCCGATGCAGCCGTAAATGATTGGTTGAGCATTACTGCAAAGTATGTGCTTGAAGAGATGAAGCCTCAAGTATTTTGGGGAGAGAATGCTCCACGATTTGCAGGAGCAATGGGTAAACCTATTGTAGAGAAGCTGCATAAACTTGCTACAGCAAATGGATATACTATGTCTGTTTATCGTACTAAGTCTATGTTGCATGGATTAAGTCAAGTGCGTGAACGATCTTTCTACTTCTTTTGGAAAGGTAATAAAGTTCCAGTCTTTAATTACTTCGATCGTCCTCATAGAAAGATTGAAGATATCTTTGCAAATATTTCAGCTAATGCAACTCAGCAAGAAGTAACTAATAAGAAGATTCCAAGTAAGGATGATCCCTACTATAGGTATGTTCTTGAAGTTATGCATGGTGGAATTAGTCATAAAGAATTTCAGTCTAATCTTAAGAAGTCTGCAGATGCAATGCACTATATTGAGGAGAATGGGCACAACTATCGTATGGTAAAGTCTTTCTTTGAGAAAGAAGGCTATGAAAAGTTTGCAGCAAAGATGGATGCTATGCAAAATAAACTTGATGCTGGTGGAAATATTATGAGACGTGCCTCATATATTCCTAAGGACTATATTGGTGCTTTTGTTGGGCATCTTCCAGTGTCTATGACTCATCCATATGAAGATCGATACTTGACATATCGCGAGTGTATGACTATTATGGGTTTACCTCAAGACTTTGAGATGTTGAATCCTGCTAAAAACTTAAATCATGTATGTCAGAATGTACCTGTAGGAACTGCTACAGATATGGCAATGGAGATCAAAGCTGTTCTCGAAGGTAAGAGAGATATGCTGAACGCTGATATGCTGTATCAGTTTAATAATAATCAAACTTATGAAGTACGAGACTTTGAGAGTCCACCAAGTTTAGAATCTTTCATGTAAACAATGCCCTTCGGGGCATTTCTAGTTTATAAATATAAGATTACAACTTATTTTATAAACTAGAAAATGTATACTGATCTTCCAACACTAAAAAAATTTGAAACACAAATCAATAAAGAATTTGGCTCTGAAGTTGTAAAATACAAACCAGCTAGAAATGCTTTTAATCTACCATCTTTAACTGGAAAAGTTGAAGGTGGAGTTGAAGGGTTTTCTATTATTATGCGAAAAGTGTTTGGTGATACTGTATCAGTTGAAAAAATAACTGGAGATATTGCTACTCGTATTTCTGGCAAATACGATTCATTTGCAGTTACTGTTTCAAAGACAGAAGGTTTTTATTTCAGATCTATTATTGGAGATAGAGGATCTCTTACAGATAAAGATCTTACGCCAACTAAACTTAATCTTGGCGGTAAGACTTTAACTAAATTTGACTTTGACGAAGCTATTGAAGTTGGATTATTGAATAATAATGACCTTCCACTTGAAATATTAATGCTTGCTCATGAATTATTGTATCTTTCAAAGAATTCTGGTAATCCTATAAGCACTAATGGTGAAATAAAAAAACTAATGGGATCTATATCTTCTACAGATTTAAAGAAATTTGGTAAGAACTATGGAGAAGTTATTATTGCACAATGGTGTTTATACAATAAACCAAATGCTACTAGCATATTCTTTCCAGCCGAAGAAAACGCAGCTCTTGCAGACTTTGTTGTAAACTTTACGCCTGCTAGTAAAAAACCACCATTAAACATTTCAGCAAAATTTGAAGATGGTGCTAATGCATCTTTAAATTCTATTATTACATCTGATAGCAAACCTCCATCAGGTGCAACTGATGTCGAGAAAAAAGCATTTGCAGCAATCATGGCTGTTGCTTACGATAAAATTCTAGATGGATTACTTAATGCTGAAGAAATCTTAGACACTCCTGAATATAAAGCTATTAAAGCAATGGGTGGAGGCGTATCAGTTACACTCAATAGTATTTCAAAGACAGTTGAGAACGCAATGCTAGAATGCGGCATTGCAAAGGGTATGAATTGGGTTATAACAGATGCTGCTACTAAATCTAAGTATAATGCGTTTTTAAATAAAATGGAACCATTCTATAAGCTTATTCCAGGTAAAAGTGGAGGAAGACCCGATATTGCAACTATACCTAAAATATTAGCTCTTGGAACTGGAAAATATTATCATCCAGTTTTATATGCATTCTCAGTTGCATTAGCTGATAGATTTAATAATAATAAAGAATTCTCCGATGTATTAGATAAAGCTGCAACTTCTATTAAAGCAGAACAACTATATCTAGATATTTCTTCTCAATCTATAAATATTAAAGTTAAAGAATTCTCAAAATCAAAGTTTCAATTTGCTGCAGGTGCTTTTGCGTATAAAGCAGATAATGTGCGAATGAAAGTTAAAATGTTAAAATAAGGATAACTATGTTACAATTTAAAAATTTTCTAAAAGAAGAGGAAGAGGCAAAACAGCTTAAGCACATTACTCATCCAGAAGATCGTCCATTAATGCATGGTCGTCAAGGATTTGAGCATGCTCATGCTGCACTTATGTCTGCTCATGCACAAATGAAATCTGGTGCTAAGACAAGCAATCTTACTATGAAGTATGATGGTGCTCCTTCTATCGTCTTTGGGCATCATCCAAAGACTGGAAAATTCTTTGTTGCAACTAAGTCTGCATTCAATAAGAATCCAAAGATCAATTATAGCGACAAGGACATTGATAGTAATCACGGCCATGCTCCAGGTCTTGCATCCAAACTTAAGCATGCATTAAAGCATCTTCCAAAAGTTACACCAAGCACAGGTGTATATCAAGGTGACTTGATGCATACTAAAGAAGATTTAAAAGAATCTTTGAATGAAGGTGCTAATAGTAAAGTTTCATTCACGCCTAATACTATCACTTACACTGCCCACGGCGCAGAAGCAGATAAGATTAAAAAGTCAAAAATTGGTGTAGTAGTTCACCAACAATATCATGGATCTGATACTCATGATATGACAGTTAGTCCTCATCCAGATCTAAGTAACTTTAAACAGCATCCAGATGTTCACATGCATGGTGCAGAACATGATACCAGTAAAGTTACTCATTCAGCTCAAAACGAATCTGATTTTCAAAAGCACATGGCTGCTGCAAAAGAAATCCATGATACGCATGGCAATAAGATGTATGATGCAATTCATTCAAAACACTCAGGTGATTCTGGACACCTTGCAACTTATATTAATAAGACTGTTCGTCATGATGAGATTCCAAGCGTAGAAGGGTTTAAATCACATCTTAAAGATGTTCATGAAAAAGCAGCTTCAAAAGTTAAGACTGAGAAGAGTAAGACTGAAAAGACTAATGAAGGAGCTTCTCAGATTGCTCACGTTGAACAGCATAAAGAACACTATAGCAATCTTCTAGCTCAACACCATCACCTTGCTCAAGCAAAGAATGCACTAGTTCGTTCATTAGAAACTCATGAAGGCGGATACGAACATCATATTGCTGGTAAGAAATCTAAGCCAGAAGGCTTTGTAGTTAATAGCGAACATGGTCCAGATAAGTTAGTAAATCGTAGTGAATTTGCAAAAGCTAATCTCTTAAAGACTAAGAAATTTGGAGCAGAATAATGTTATCATTCCTATCATTTCTTAAAGAACAAGAATCTGAAAAGCACGGTGTTTTAGCATTCGGTCGAATGAATCCTCCAACATCTGGACATGAAAAGCTTGTCAATAAGGTTAAGGAAGTTGCTGAAAAACACAGCGCATCTCATCAAGTAGTGTTATCCCATTCACAGGATAAGAAGAAAAATCCTCTATCTGCAGAAGATAAAGTAAAGCATGCTAAGAGAGCATTTCCTGACACTAACATTTCTTCTTCTAGCAAAGAGAAACCTACTATTCTACATCATGCAGCTGAAATGTATAAAGCTGGAGTAAAACATCTCCATGTTGTAGCAGGTTCAGATCGTCATGAAGCTATGCATGATCTGTTACATAAGTATAATGGACAGCACGCCGCTCATGGCCACTTCAATTTTAAATCAATTACGGTACATTCTTCAGGTGAACGTGATCCTGATTCTGAAGGTACAAGCGGGATCTCTGCTAGCAAGATGAGAGAACACGCTGCAGCAGGTAATAGAGAAGAATTTCATAAAGGTGCTCCAAGCAAGATGAGTACAGCACATAAAGACGAACTCTATCATGATGTTCGCAAATCAATGGGACACAACTAATGATTAAATTTAAAGACTTTCTAGAAGAGAAGCGTGGATTGTGGGATAACATCCATGCTAAACAAGAACGTATCAAGCATGGATCTGGCGAAAAGATGCGCAAGCCTGGCAGCAAAGGTGCTCCAACTGCTGCTGACTTTAAAGCTGCAGCGGAATCAGTTGAGCTATCTGCTGATGAACAGTTTGATCTAATTGAAGAAATAATTGAAGAACTTGCACTTATTGAAGGCATTGATTCTGAATTTGTTTGGGAAACACTAGAAGAAGTTTCTGATGATGAACTATTAGAATATGCTATTGATAAAAAAGGTTATAAGTCTTCTACAGGAGGCTTAACCCAAAAAGGTGTAGATGCTTATAACGCTAAGACTGGTGGTCATTTAAAGACTGCAGTTACTACTAAACCTAGTAAACTAAAGCCTGGAAGTAAAGCAGCTAATCGTCGTAAATCATTTTGTGCTCGTATGGGTGGAATGAAAAAGCATTTAACTTCTGCTAAAACTGCAAATGATCCAGATTCTAGAATCAATAAAGCTCTTAGAAAGTGGAATTGCTAATGCTAACATTTAAAGAACACATCGTTAAAGTTGGAGATAAGTTTCGATTAGTCTCTAAGAAGAGTGGCAAGAATCTTGGAACATATCCAACTCGCTCTGGCGCAGAAAAGCGTGAAAGAGAAGTAGCTTACTTTAAGCATATGGGCGAAGAAAATGATATTGGCTATGAAGGCACTGATAAATTAACAAAGTATCGTAAGAAAATGACTCCAGGAGAAAAGCCAAAGACTCCTGATGGACTACCACCTGAATATTGTGATTGTGAGAAGTGCCAAACTAAATAATTATAAATATACTATTATTGATTAATGGAAGCATATGAAAAATTATAGACAGTTATTAAAAGAACTGCCTTCTCGTAAAGTCGTACTTGCATTTGGTCTATTTCAGCCTCCAACAATCGGGCATGAACTTATGATCAATGCTGTCAAAAAGATTGCTTCTACTCAGCAAGCTGATCACTTCATTTTTGCTTCCACTAATCAAGATAAAAAGAATAATCCACTACCCGTGGAGAGAAAGCTATATTATTTGAATCGCATGTTTCCTAAAACTAATTTTGCTTCAGGAGATGAAAGCTCTATTGCAGATGTTTTAGGAAAATTAAGCAAGAAGTATAAGACTATTACATTAGTAACATCTGACGATAAACTGATAGAATTGCAAAATGTAATTAGTGGGTTAAAAGTTATTGGTGCTACTGTAGTAACTACAGGTGAACGTGATCCTGATTCTGATTCTGCATCAGGAATAAATTCTTTTAAGATGCGTGAAGCAGCGAGAAAAGGTTTATTTGAAGTGTTTAAAAATGGATTACCATTAACACTTACTGAATTAGACGGCAAAAGATTGATGAATGAAATACGTCAAGACTTAGGTCTTGACGGTATTAAAGAACATGTTACTCTACAGCGAGATGAACTTCGTGAAAAGTATTTTGCTGGAGAAATATTTAATGTTGGTGATATAGTTGAATCTAATGGCATTTCCTATAAGATTGTCAAAAGAGGATCTAATCACTTACTAGTAGAAGACAAAGCAGGAAATCTTATATGCAAGTGGCCTAAAGATCTCGCTATAACAGAAACCAATAATGGAGTAAATAATGGATGAATTAGTTAGTGCATTGCAAAAATGTCTTGGAAATACTTTTGTAATGTATTTTAAGACACACGGCTTTCATTGGAATGTAGAAGGTATTCACTTTAGTCAATACCACGAATTCTTTGCTGAGTTATACGAAGATCTTTATGGAGCAATAGATCCATTTGCTGAAGAGATTCGTTCTTTAGATGTATATGCTCCTAAGAATCTAAACGAAATCTATAAGTACGCTACTATTGTAGAATCTGATGCTGTAGGAGATAATGTCAGAGCAATGCTAATTATTTTAGAAAATGATAATTTAGCAACAATTGCAACTTTGACAAAAGCATTTGACATTGCAACAAAACTTGGCAAGCAAGGTATTGCTAATTTTCTTGCAGATAGACTCGATCATCATGAAAAGCATGGTTGGCAGATAAGAGCTTCTCTAAAGGGAATCTAATGGCTATAAATAATACTAAGCGCAAGAAATCAGATGATATTAAATTAGCTGATCAAGAACCTCAAAAAGAGCAAAAGCCTGAAAGAGGTCCTGGTTTTGGCGATACTAAGAATGATGGAGCTGGAATAGATATTATTCCAACTGCAGATTATAAAATAAACGCAGATGGCAAAAAATACAAAGCACACCGCATTGTTTTCAGCAATGGGCACGATGATGGCAAAAAAGGAGTATCAGAAATGAAAAAGACATTAGCTCAATTTGTAGAAGAGTTAAAAGGTGGTCAAGTCAAACTTGATAAAAACAAGAATGGAAAACTTGATGCTGAAGATTTTAAGAAACTTCGCAGCAAAGGCAAAATGGAAGAAGAAGTAGAAGAATTGGATGAAGCTATTAATGCAGATGACTATACTGCTACTTCAGAAAAGTCACAATTTGGTGGTCACAGACCACATGTAGTGAATAAAGAAACTGGTAAGACTATGCACTTATCATCAACTTCTTACGAGAAACCAGAACATGCCAAAGCTCATGCTAAAGCATATTTAAGCGGTTATGCAAAAATGGGCGACAAAGAAGCAGATCGTGCAGCTTTGGATTTTGCAAGAGCTCATAAAGAACACATGTTTAAAAAGGACGCGAAAATGAATGAAGAGTTACACCCAGCAGCAGGTAAAGTACTTAAACACATTAAGCCTGAACACCACGCAAAGTATACGCCAGATATGACTACTAAGCACTACACTGATACTGCTGAAGATCGTCTTGCAGTTTTAAGAGCAGCAAAGAAAGCTGGTCACTTAAAAGATGAGAGTATGAATGAAAGCTGGGAAGACATGATTGCTTATTCAAAAGAAATGGCAAATAACGCTAATAAATCAAAGACAAGAACTTACCACGATGTAAAGAAAATTTCTACTGGTACAGTGTACACCAAGCAGTTTGATAAAGATGGCACTTCTAAAGGCACTGGTGGTGATGCAGCAGCTAAAGCAGAGAATGCTCCTAAGCGTGGCCGTGGTCGTCCAAAGAAAGATAAGTTTGCTGAGTCTGTTGAGATCCTTTTGAGTCTATCAGAAGAACAATTTGATTCTATGATGGAAGAAGGTTTTGATGCTTTCTTTGAAGCATTTGAACAACTAGATGAACTAAGCAAAACAACTTTAGGTTCATACGCTAAGAAAGCATCCCGAGATGCTGTGATTAAACGTAAAATTGCAGCAGATTTTGAGAATAAAGCTGATAAATCAAGAAGTTCAGGTATGAAAGACGCGGCGACACGCATTTCAAATGATTATAAATCAAAGTCTTTTAAACGCTCTGATGGTGTTAACAAAGCTGTTGATCGTTTAACAAAATAATTCAAGGAGAATAAACATGGCACTATGGGGAAATAAAGACAGCAAGACTGCAAATGGAACAATTACAATTGCTAGCAATGGCAATGTCAGTGGAACTGGTACTTCTTTCAAGACAGAAGCAAAAGTTGGCAATACAATAACTGCAGGTGGTGTTGATTACACGATCATTAGCATTACTGATGCTACTACTGCTAAAGTTACTATGGGAAGAAGCAATGGCGGTGGTACAGTTACTGTTATATCATCTGCTACATCTTATACACTATCTGAAAAACCAGCATTCATTAGTCGCTCTGAATCACCATCAGGCACTTCATTTGTTGCTGGCGATTCTAATTCTGTTTATGGTGTAGATACTACTGAAATTAATGCAGGCGGTGATAACGCAGTTAACATTGCATTAGTTCAAGGCGGCGCTGGCTATGTTGAAACTCCTACAGTAACAATTGCATCTCAAACAGCTTTAACAATTGCAACTACTGCAGTTGATACGACTGCAGATACTATCACTGCTACTGCTCATAAGATATTGACTGGCACAAAGTTAACTTATGCAAATGGTGGTGGCGCTAGTATTACAGGTTTAACTACTGCAACTGCTTACTATGCAATTACAGTTGATGCAAATACTTTCAAATTGGCAACTAGCTTGGCAAATACTCAAGTTGGTGCTGTTCCTTTAGTTGGTGCTGCTGTTTCCGGTACTGCTGGCCAATTTACTTGTACTTCTGGTACATTAGCTGTTGGTGATCGTATTACTATTGCTGGTAACCCAACAATTACTGGTACTGCTACTGGTATTACTGCTGGAATATATAAAGTTTCTGCTGTAACTGGTACATCACCAGCTGTAACTGCTTTCACACTAACTACTGACGCTGGCGGCGCATTGACTACTACTGCTGGTACTTTGCTTACCTTGACATACACAAGTATCATTAGTCCTATTGACTTGACTGGTACTGGTAATGCATTACAGACTTTCACTAGTGATGCTGCAACTGCTACAGCAACTATTTCTTCTGGTGCAGTTAATGCACTAACATTAACTGGTGTAGGTGCTGCTTATCTTACAGCTCCAGCTGTAACAGTTAATGAACCAAGATTAACTATTCCAACATCAGGCATTACTGCTTCTACTGATACTATTGCTTATACAGCTCACGGCCAAGCGGCTGGTGCAGCATTAGTTTATAAGAATGGTGGCGGTACTGCTGCTGCTGGTTTGACAGACGGAACAACTTATTATGTTGCAATTGCTGGTCGTACTGCTAATGCTTTTGAAGTTAAGGCTGCTAATACTACTGGCGCTGTAGTTGCTCCATTAATTTCTGGTACTGGTGGCGCAGGTACTTTCTCATGTACTTCTGGTACATTGGCTGTTGGTGATCGTGTTACTATCACTGGTACAAACACTGGTACAGGTACTATCACTGGTTATACTGCACCAGGTCCAGCAACTTATAAAGTTTCTGCTGTAACTGGTACATCACCAGCTGTAACTGCTTTCACACTAACTACTGAAGCTGGTGTTGCAATTGCAACAAGCACAACTGCTGCTGCAACATTTACTGGTTTGACATTTACTGGTGAAACTGTTATTGATATCACTGGCACTGGTAACAACGCTCAGTATTTCAGTATTAGTGCAGGTACTACTGCTACTGCAAAAACTACCTTAGGTAGTGGTTCAACAAACGGCGGCCGTGTTACTCATGCTGGTTGGGTTCGTCGTACTGTTGGTACTGGTAATCGCGCTGGTCGTATTCAGTATGAAACACTAGTAGCTATGGGTAGTATTAGTGGTGATGCTGCTGACGATTTAGTATTCCCAGACGCTTAATAAATACTTTATCAAAAGGGGGATTTTTCCCCCTTACTTTTGAAGTGATAATGTGATTGATACTAAAAAATTAAGTGAAAGCAATTTTCTTGTTTTTGCTATGCACCATTATGACAATCCGCAGTGTCATACCCTTGAAGAATTTGATGAAGACCTAAGACGTTTTCTCTATCTTAAAAAGTTGTTTATTCGATATAAGAATGATAATGAGTTAAGAGAACGTCTTATTCTTAATCACATAATTGTACTATATAATATATTTGGAGAAGCAACAACTGATATGTTGTTCTTTAAGCTATCAGAATACAAATCTGCATTAGCTACATTTTTAATATATTTGAATAGAATGCCTGAAGATATAACAGACATTCCAGTAGATCAAGAAATTGTTAACGTACTAAGGAAGATTTAATGTCTGCACTTATAGATAATGCTCTTGCATTTAGAATTTTATATATGTTGGTTACTCCATTTGAAGATACTAGCGCGTATAAACTCGGCATCATTGACAAGCAAGGCAAAGCCTTAAAAAAGTCTAAGGATCTTAAGACCTCTGCTGAAAGAAACTCCTACACAAACTTAGATCGTTTAGTATTTTCTTTAAAGAAATTGCTAGCTAAAGTGCCAGGCGGAAGCAGCAAGTTAGCATCTTTAGTTGCAGCATATTGGCTGATTAAAGAATCGTATCAAAAAAGAACTGTTATCAAAGAACAAGAATTGATGAGTCTTATTGATCTCATTGAAGAAAAGAAACTTACATTAGTTGAAGAAGAAATTCTTATTGAAAAGTTTATTGAATTAGTAGAAGATGGCGTTGTTGCTAATGTGGCTGGTGCTGCAGTATCTACTGATAAACCTGTAGTAAAGCTAAATAAACAAGGTAAGCCAATCTCAGGAATTCTTGGTTTACCTAAGTATATTGCTCGTAGAAAACCACAAGTGGAAGTAGGACAAAAATGAAAACGTTTAATCAATTTGTAGAAGAACATACAGATATCTGTCCAGAATGTTTATCAGATCCATGTAACTGCGATGACTCTCATGTATTTGTTAAAGAAGACGCTGATGCACACTATGCTGAAGCAGAAGCTCATAAGAACAAAGCTTCTAAAGCTTTAGAGACTAGCGATATGGCTGCACATCACTTTCATATGTCTAATCACCATGAATCTATGGGTAGATGGCATGAGGACAAAGGTCGTCATTCTTCAGCAGATCGTGAATATGCTAAGGCAGAAGAACACCATGAAAAGAGTATGAAGCCTAATCATACTAAAACTGTCAAAGAAGAAGTGTTAGATGTTGCTAGCACATATAAAAAGATTGCAGTAAAGCATTTAAAAGACATGATGTCAAAAGATTCAACAGAAGCAAACAAAAGATATGCAAAGACAATGCATGGACGTGCTTTGGAAGCTTCTAAAATGAATAATCATACAGACGCCTTGAATCACTATCGTGGTGTTAAAGAAGAATCTATCAATGAATTATCTTCTGATCTACTTCAGCGATATAAAGACAAAGCAAGAAAATCTGCTGATGAACTAACTAGTCAAGGCAAGCATGGAAAGTCACTTAATCGTACTATGTCTCGTATGAAAGCTACTGGCAAACAGATTGAAAAGACTACTGCATCAATTAAGAAAGCTCTTAATAAAGAAGAAGCATCATCTGCAGATGATCACATAAAAGCATTTGCTAGCCAAGCACATGAAGAATGGCGTAAAGGATTTGATCCATCTGGTAGTGGTAAAGAAAGAATTAAAAAGAATTCTGATGGAACACATGGTAACATTAATGTTCCATTTCATAAACTTCACCCAGATTGGCAGCATGAAAATCTAGCAGCAGGTGCAGCAGCACATCACGCAGTAACACATCATGGCGATAACATGGAAGCTGCTGCAGATCATGTTCATAAAGAATGGATGAAACGTAATCCAAAAGCTGAATGGAATGCTGATCAGCATAAGCCTTATAGCGAATTGCCAGAACATGAAAAAGAAAAAGATCGCGTACATGTTCGTACTATGGCTGCAATAATGAATAAGAAAATTAATGAAAGCATTAATGTAGAACAATATGATAAAGGCGAGTATGATTACGAAGGTCAAATGGCTCGTACTCAATTGCAAACTACAATGCGCAATTGCAAAGATCTAATTGATATGATTGAAGACGATGAGAATATGCCAGAGTGGGTTCAGTCTAAAATCACTTTAGCGCAAGATTATATCACTACTGTTAGAGACTATATGCAATCTAAAGAAGAACTAGGTGAAGAAACATTATTTGAAAGCAAACATAAAGTTGCTGTTACAGTCTCAGAAAAAGATCATCCTATGGTCTCTAAGCGTTTAGAAAAACAACAGAAGCGTGTTGTTGTATCCGCAAACAGTAAAGATGAAGCAGTTTCAAGAGCTAAGAAATTCTACACCAAACAAGGTTATCATGTGCATGATGCTGAATACCATTCTTCAATGTCTGAAGGCGTTAAGAGTCCAGGCATTGGTTGGATGATAAAAAAAGATCCACATCTAAAAGCAGTAATTGCTAAGCATAAAGAAAAGATGAAAAACTTTAAAGCTTATGTTGGAACTAAAATAGAACCTAAAGATAAAAAATAATGTGGTTACTT